GACTCATAAGGACCAATGAATAATTTGGACATTAAGCTAATTCTCCAATAACTTGAATCATTACAAAAGTATATGCAGTATCTGTAGTTACTAGATCAAATCCGTTTACTGTTATATTTTGAAAAGTAAAACTCTCACCAACATTTTTATGTGCAAAGACTAAATAATCTGTATCTAGCATGGGAGTTGTGAAGGCAACAGATAATGTTGTGCCTCCGCCTGCTACGACTATTGGTGTGTTTATATTAAAACTAGTTCCAGCTATAGCTCCTCCTACCCTAGCAAACTTAGCAAAGCCTCCAAGCATAGAGATTGGTATTTCTGCACCTGCGTTTTCTCTTACATAATATAACTGCATTCTTGCTGCTGCTTGGGTCCTAGTGAAAAGAGCTCCTTCTCCGGCTAAAGTAACAGGAACTGCAGGTGCAGCGCCATATGTAAGAAGAGTTGCATTTAAATGCTTACCTGCATCTGTGGCTGCATTAAAAGCTATGTGATTTACTTGGAATACTGTATTTAAAGCCGTGAAATTAGCTAACAGCTGAGCTTGTGATTGTGAAGGTATGTCCGCTGCAGCCGGGATATTAGGGTTAAATGTCATCTTATAGCCTCCTTAAATGTTTGATCTAAACGAAGTAGACCCAGGCCATTGATTCGTGTAGATTGTTGATGTTCTTTGGTTCTTTAGCTGACAAAGCGTGCGTCTTTCTACTAACATCAGGTGCTTATCAAATAAAGGCATTATCTTAGCATAGCTTTCCATATCAAGGTTCTCAGCAAAGATCTTTAACGCAGCGCCGTAAGCTATTAGATTCCACCAATCGCGTACAAGTGGCTGATCGCCTGCTACTGTTAAAGCATCAGGGACTTGATTCACTCTGCAACTAAATTCATATGCTATATCTGGCACAGGGTAAAATAATAATACTCCGTCATAAAATAGTACTGCTTCTGGTCTTCCTGTTGTATATGTCATTGTCTGCGCCCAAATAGGCTCTCCTACGGCTATTACTCCGTTCCATGTTAAACCAGCAACTACTCCTGTCTGATAATTTATCGTCCCTCCAGCGGCTACGTCTCCAGATAATACCCCAGCTGCATTCGCATCACAATGCAATGAATTCCCTGCATTGTCCATGGCTGACATAAAAATACCTGATCTTAATATCGGTGTGTTGGTTAACGTGCCTCCATAAGGTCCAGCTATTCCTGTTCCTGTAGATAACTGCTGTCTCAACATTCTCGTAGGAAAAATATTAAAGAAACTTTCTTGATCTTGATAGTATTGTATCTCATATCCACCCACGTAACAAGGTGGACCCATGTTGGTAAATACGTTCCAGTCATAAACATATATTGCCTGATCTGGGATCAATGTGTCATCAGGTCCCCAAATAGGTGGTAAGGCTGTTGTCAAGTTCCATGTCTTTACATGAGCAGGAAAATCATACTGATAAAAATCATTGATATAATCATCTAACTCTTCCACCGTCAACTGATTAACTGAAGGCATACCAACGAGCCTTCTTACCTTTGCTCTTATTTGCTCTAATGTTCCTGTTACTGCCATAGTCTTTTCTCCCTATGTAGCTATATTATCCATTACATAAAATCTGTAGATACAAATTGATATCTCTCAATAGATTTATCCCATGCTAAATTGTGTTTCCCATCCTTGTCTACTAAATGCTTGTGTCGCTTGTATGTACATTGATTGTTTATATGCTTTGCCACCCCTAGTGGTATTGTATATGATTCCCCATCCTCTAATGTGTAAACTCGTATTGGGTCTCCTTTATAAGCACGATAAGGAAATTCGACATCCGAACCAGGTGCTTCCAGATTCTTAAAGATTCCCTTAACTAATTTAGAATCCTCTTTTCGTTTTTCTTCGATCAATGTTGACGCTTTTCGTTTTGACTCTGCACTAAGTTTGTTCTTATGTGGTACGTTTATTTCTTTTACGAAACTCATAAATCTCCTTTTACTTTTAAAACTTGAAGAGGATTCGTTTAAAATCCCCCTCAAATAAATTCATTTAAATCGTGTAGTCACGGCTAAATGCTAACCAATCCATTACATTGGTGTTGGCTCCAACAATAGCTGTATCTAGACGTAGTCCAGACATCAGCACGTTGTCGGTTGCTTCTGTCAATATAGTGGAAATTTCACCAAATGGCGTTACGGTTGCATGTGTTACACCCGTTGCTGCTATTGCTGAAGTTGGGAAAGCAAATGCAGTAAAGGCTGCACCATTAATGTTTGTTGTTATTGTATTCGCTGTCACAGCTGTAACAGTTCCAGTTAAGCCATTTATTTCTGGCATACCAAAGTTGGCATCTGGATTGTTAACTGTAATTGTAGCTCCTACAGCATAACCATGCGCTACAGAAGTGCTTATAACCACAGGATTAGCTACAGTCATAGCCATAATCCAACGTCTCCGTGGGAAGAACCTGTAATCAGGAAGCACTCTATAATCAGCATTTGTTGCTGCTGCAGCATAACCTGCTCCTACAGCATAGCCTAAAGTATAGTTAGTAGCTGGTGTTACTGCAGTAACTTCAAATTCCAATCCGGATATTTGAAGCATAGCTGTAGTGTTAAGCATTCTAACTATGTTTCCTACCGCTGGAGGGACTCCATCAGTAACAACCATAGGTGTTGCGTTAGTTACAGCAGTTCCACTAGCAACCAAAGCTCCAGGAGCGGCAGTAGTGAAATCAATTTCAGTAAAACCTAAGCCTCCTGCTGCGGTTGCAGTAGCTGTTATAGCGCTACCTCCACCTTCTGTGAAATGTGTCGCTTGTCCTGCAGCATAACCTCTATGCCATGTAGATTCTACAATAGCAGTAGGCGCTGTGCCCCAAAGACTTCTGTTTCTAACAATAAAATAATCAATTGCGCAAGGAAAAGTAATAGTCCTTGCTGCGGCATCAGAGATATATGATCCCTGAGCTACTAAACTCATAGCTGTACTCATATTACCTCCTTACCCTAATGTTGCACGTAGATTAATAATCCACGCATCGTTTGTTATTCTTGGCACTTGAGCCATTCTCCAGCCACATGTCTGACGAAGTTCACAAGGATCGTCGCCATGACCAGGACCGTGATAAATAAACTTAGCCGAAGCACCGTTTTGTTCTATTTTTGCATAAGCATCTTGTCCAGTAATGAATATGTTATATATATCATTACCAAGCAAAGAAGCTGCTACAGTTACACTTCCTCTTGAACTTAGGAAGTATCTTGTGTTTCCTATAGACCCCCATTCAGAAGGTGAAATGTTTGTTTGGTTAGGATATTGAGCTTTATTCAAGAAGCCATTACATGCTTCCAATTGCCCAATCATTCTTGCGTCGCACATAGCAAAATAACTATCGCGCACAGGACCTGTTCCAAATCTATCTTCACCTTGTATAACGTCACCAATAAAATCAGCGTCGTTATTCTGAAGTGTCGCTACTGCATCATCTACGTCAGCACGGGTAATCTCTGTTGGATTATCTCCGTTTACTCCATTAACACAATTCAAGAGTCCTGCTGTACCTGCCAACATGTCTCGAATCAACTCATCTTCAGTCTCCCGAAGCGATTGACCCAAACGTTTTGAATGTTCATTTAACACCGGATCTTGATCTATTAATGTTACCTGCTTTGTGATAACACTATATGTAGCGTACCAGTCAATTCTAGCATCAATATCTACTACGTTTTGCTGTTGCACAGGGGGGTTGTTCATAGCCGGCCCTAATGGGACAGGAGCTGTGTTTAAGCGGGAATATCTTCTCATTCGAAGAATATCGCCGCTGTTCGCTTCCATTTCATATGGAGTCGCACATATAGCATGAACAAGCCGTGCTTGCGGTGTAGCAAGTATCTTTGCGCTAAATTTTGTCTGGACTGGAGGTGGCAACACTAATGTTGTTGTTGTCATCCTTTTACCTCAAATTAGGTACTGAAGTAGCCTTCTTAGAGCATTGAGACATTTCCTTTAACAAATCTTCCTTCGACCATGTTGCAAAAGCGTTGGCCTGCGAGAGCGGTCCCTGTTTACCTACAGTGTTACTGCTCACAGGTTTTTCGCTGTTTGCCTTTATCCGTTCGCTGTTAGCCTTATTCTCTACACTCTTCCGATAAAAATCGGCTTGCCTTATAGCTTTATAGGCACGATCATATGGATTCTTTGAAACTTTAATGTCATGCTCTAAATCAGGATCTTCCAGTACAAGTTTTTCTATATTTTCTGTTGTGACAACTTGATCATAATCAGCATACTTAGATTTAGTTTGTTCAGGTAACGCTGCTCTTTGTGCAGCTGCGAGTTCTTCCTTAACGATTTCGCGGGCCTTCTTGTCTGCTAGCTTACCAACCTGTCCGTAGGTAATAAGATCGTCAGACTGCAACCCTGCAAACTCGTCAACGGCTTCCACTCTTGCTACATCAGCTTTGTTCTGTAACTCACCCTCTAAGCGATGCTTCTCACTCTCAAGATTGTTCACCCTCTGTTCCATTTTACGCCAGTTGTACTCTTTCGAGCCTTCTGCTGGCTTAACTTCTGCAGAGGTGTCCTTTTGTTCAGGCTGTTCTTTGGTTGCTTTAGCAGGAGCGACGACCTCTTGCCCTTCCTCTTGCTCTTTTACGTCTTCTTGTTTAGCTTCCTCAGTCATACCTCTCCTTTCTTATCTGGACTTGCGAGATCCTGTTACGCTAATCTTTAACGCTG